CAGAGCACTTGTAATTCCCACTGAAGAAATTGGAATTACAAGAGATCCACTTGCATCAGTTGTTTCACCAGTAACTTGACTCGTTAAGACTAAGTTGGAATCTGCAAGGTCTACAGATGCTACGTTGTCCGATGAAATTTTGGAATAAAGACCACCTTTATTCTTAGCAAAAGGAATACCGACTGAGAATGTTGCAGTGGTAGTTGACCCTGGAAGTCCACCGTCACATACTCCAGTAACAGAACTTACTGAAGCAACGGTCATTGATGAACCATCAGATGCTACAGAAGAAACTCTGTTATATGTTTCTGTGCTAAGACCAGAAATTTGATATCTTAAGATTGTGCCAATCTTAACTCCTGAGAATGACTTTCCTGGAGAAGTTACGTTACCGCCAGTTGTGACAGTGATTGCATCTGCAACTCCAAATCCTTTTAAGTTGCTCTTCTGCAGGACAGTATCAGCAACAAAGTCTACAGAGTATCCAGAAAAAGTACTGGTGTCTTGATATACAGATTTTACATCTTCAATACCATAGACAATAGTGCTCTTAACAGACCTAGAGACTTCCGTTGTGCCATTAACTAAAAGTTGCTCACCGTCAATAAAAGTTCCTGAGGTTTGTCTTAGAGTAATGGTTGTGCCATTATCAATAGTAAAACCAGATGCACCACTACTTACGCCTTTAATGTATGAACCTACAGGTGCTTGTGCTGATGTTAACTCCTGATTTAATGTGAGCGATGTATAAGTTTGTACGTCAAACAAATACAAGTCCCACTCAGTCGTTGCTCCGCTATATGGGGCATCAGACAAGCTAAGTGAGTATAATCTTGCCTTTCCAACAAGAGTACCCGTTCCAGCAGTATTTGAAGACTTTCTTTGATTATAAAGATCTACAGTTTCTGTAGTCGTCGTAATCTTAGGTGTGCCAAATACATTATTAACTCTAATGAGAGTGCCAAACTCAAAAGGAACTAAAGAGTTTTCTACTGTTTGTGTATCTCTTGGTTTTTCTACATCAATGACAGTGGTGCTAATTGTTTCAATGTCATATCCTCTGACGTATGCCTTCCCAGGAGATATTTTTACAGATACAAGGTCTTCTGAAGGAGTGTTTCCTTGGTCAGTAATCTGACCTTCATTGAAAACACCTTCATTTGATATTCCGTCATTTAGTGATTCTTTGACTTCTACACCAAACTTACCTACAGAATAATCTCCAGATTCTTCGTAAGTTCTCTTAGCAAAGTAATCTCTAATCAAGTTATAGGATGATTTATCCTGCAACTTCTTAATTTCACCTTCATCAATTCTAATTAATTCTACGAAAGTCTTGTCAGTATAATCTGTTAGACTTTTCTTAGATAATGTTGCAGAAATCTTTAGTCTATCAGCACCAGGTGCTGCGTAATTAGAAAATCCTTTGGCATTATCATATAATGAAGATTCGTCTTTAGCAGTTACTAACTCTTCAAGTATTGTAAGACCAACTCTGTAAGATGGGGTGCCACTATATGCGTCAAGGATTATTCTGTCCTGAGACACATTCACAAAGGTGCCTCTGATAAAATAAACACCGTCTCCTATAGAAACTGAAGATCCTCTAGCACAAGCACTTTGTGATACTAGTGTAACTACACTTTCACCCTCACTTACCGTAGTGTTTCCGTATGTGAAAGCGTTTTCTGTAAGAAGCACTTCTCCATTAGTAAAGTATTCAACTGCATTATCACTTCCAGAATTCAAATACTTTACAAAGAGAGTTGGCGAATCAATTCCATCTACTTCAGAAACTGCTGAATATCTATCAACTACAGCAACTATTCCTGATGTCTCTCCTCTAAGACGCTTCCCAACCAAACTAGATGCATAGGCAGAAACACTAATACCTAAGTGCTCTTCATTTATCTTTACTGAGTAGTATTCGGAGTCATAATTAACATTTCCAGGGATCACCATTGACCCCTCTTTAAACATATGACTACCGAAAGACTCTATTTGGTCTTGCAGTATCGACTGTAGAGTAGTTAACTCTCTAGCCTGGATTGGAAATCCTGGTTTAAATAAAACCCGATAAAAATTATTCTCCTTATCAAAATCGTCATAATATGGATTTATATTGAGATTCGTTTTCTGTGGCATTTTTTAAAATTCCAGGATAATTTTAACGTCTTCTTTTTGTCTAGAATTTCTTGATATCAAGGGACGGTTATCGAGATAAATGATATCTCCTGACCCTTTATTTATCTCAGGTGAAGCAATCCCATTTGTAAACTGTGCTCCAAGAGAAATAAGTTTTGTTCCTGTTGGATTTGTGCTTATTCCTGAGAAAGCAGTGTCAATAGAACCTGAGAAACCTCCAGTGCCAGTTACAGCATTTGCCGATGAAGCAAAGTCTAGAACCTTAGACAAGGTTGATACACCAACATAATCTACAGTGTCAAAGTCAGTCTGATTTAAGAATAATGTCCTATCTTGGAAATACTTAAGGACATTTGTTTCTGTATCATATGAGGAAACAAAAGCTTTAGCTTTAGCAGTCTCTCCAGTAATAGTTTGACTTACTCTTTCTCCAATTGAAACTGACCCAGTTACTGATGAAAACTTAATTGCTCCCAAAGAGGAAAATTCGTTTTCATCATATATTGCGGTAGAACCAAATGAAGTTGGATTCTTAACGATTCCAATTTGAGCAAAACTTGTGTCTACTGGGAAATCTCTTGTAGAGTCGTCAAATCTTGCGTAGACTAAAACCTTATCAGCACCAAGCTCTTTGTAGATATCATAACCGTGACCCTTTGATGGTGGGATAATAACAATCAACTCTGCCTTTGTGCTAGAGTTTGTGTTAATCGACCCCAAATCAACGATACCGTAAGTATATCCTTTTCCACCAGAAGAAACAATAGCGTCTGTAATTTGACCAGAACTATTGACCTCTACAACAACTTTTGCACCACTACCATCCCCAAGAATATCTACTTCGTGAGATCCTTGAGAATATCCAGCACCCTGTGCCTCAATGTATACTTTTTTTATCTGATTCTCATTTACATCCGAGTTGGCATTAGATCTGACTGCTGATATTTGGGAGTTTGATGAGGTATTCCAATCACTCGGAAGAGCAATATATTCTGTAGAGTCAAACTTAATAATATCACTTGGAGATACTGAAAAAAGATACTTCCAGGTGTATCCATCAGCACTGCTTCCTGCACTGGAAGGTTCTAAATCTGTAAATGTTGGTTCATCTACAGAAGCGTTTCCAGTTGTATTAATTCCAGACGACCCATTATCCAAACAAGTATATACCTTATACTCACTATTCATCACATAATAGTTTGAATCATAAAGTCTTGATGCTTTAGACACCGCAGACAGATTGGACAAACTATAATCATGACGATACATATCGTATTTTGTACCCCTAACCCAATTAACTCTTCTAACAACACGTCTGGCATTACTAGAAGTTACCTTCTTGCCAAACATCATTGCATCACCTACAAAATTTGTGTAGTCGATATTGTCAGTTGGATTTGGCGTATTTGAATCCCAGTTGGTATTTCTGCCATATCCAGATGTGGTTGGATTCGCCAATCCTACAAAAACATAATATGAGTTAGAGGTATTAGAAACGGAGTCTATAAAATTAGCCGCATTTAATATTCTAAACTGATCTGTTACAATTGCCGCCATCGTAAATAGCTTTTTTCTATATTTATAACTATCCTAGGTCCTTACTCAAACTTCCATTATTCCTCAAACCATATCCTCTTCTTTGAATCGATGGGAATGTTGACAATCCAGAATCAATTGTAAGACCAGTTACACCTATAGAAATTGGCGAATCACTTCTTGTAAATCCAGAAAGTCTTCCCCAAGAAAAACTTCCAACATTTACACCAGAGGTAGAAACTCCTGTAGTATCTGTGGTTGAAAGAATATTTACAGTTACATCAGCGACTGCACCACCAGAACCGAGAGGAAGATTCAAAGCGTGAATTTTGTAGATATTGTCTATAAATGTTGTGCCAATACCAACGGTAAATGTATCATTATTGTCAATAGAAGTTACGCCATTTCCAACGTGTGTATTTGAAATCAGAATTGGATATCCAGTATCAAGACCAACAAAAGAATCTGCACTTAAGAAAAACTTAATTGCCAAGTCTGTGCCAATACCAGAAACTGTAGAAATACCAGTTACAATGCCAGAGAATCCATTTACGGTTGTGATGTTTGTGATATTTTCATAAGATACATTTGATGTTGGCGCAAGAACCTGAGGTGGATTTGTATTTGTATACCCAAATCCTGGATTGGTAATCGTTACTGAAGCAATGCTCCCAGAAGTTATAGTCGCGGTTGCAGTCGCAGTTGTACCAACTCCAACACCAACTGATTTTGGTGCAGCAATAGAAAGTGAAACAGATGCGCCAGTATATCCAGATCCACCATTTCCAATAGTCAAAGAACTAATGGTGCCTGCAGCAGATACTACGGCAGTAATAGCGGCAGCAACTGGGTCACCTCCATTGACAATCAAACCATCGACATCTGCAATAACAATAGAAGATTCATTTTCCTCATAGTTGAAGAAATAAGCATCATCAACAAATAATTCAGTATCTGTGGTTGAAAAATCACTGATGACTCTCGCTGTTGGATATACTTGTGCCTCAATGGAATCTCTTGACTTGTAAACTAACTCACCAGCAATATTCAAATCAACTTTCTGTTTAGTCCAACTTAATGGTTTATAGTTGGTTTCATCAATTCCAACCCCACTATACATATTTGTTTCAATCTTGTCGGAAGCTTCAATGTTGTAGATAGTTCTTGGATCTTGAGCGACTGTAGATTGAATATTGTTATTCTTGGAAATCTCTACGATATCACCAACCTTCAAGGTTTCAATAACATTTACTGAGAAACTATCAACACCTCTAGTCCCTCTGTAGAAGAAGATTGAAATCTTGTCTTCTGGGTCTGGAGCTTCATTGAATACAAAGGATGTGCCTCCCTCAAATCTGTAATGAATTCCTGGTTCCTGTATTACACCATTTACAAAGATGAGAAGGATTGCATTGATATCGATTTCAGCAGACTCTGGATCTTCGGGGTCTACCTCAAAACTCAGTAACTCATTATTGTAGTAAAGTGGGAATCTGGTTTTAGTTCCATTTTGAAGGTCAGCAATAGAATCAATAAAATCTAATTCTCCGAATTGCCACGATGAGAATGAATCTGTAAAGGTATCTACTACAGTCAACTCAAAATCGATGGATGCAGATGCAAGGTTTCTATGTGTTACAAGACCAACAGGTTTGAATACGTCACCCTTTCTAAATCCATATCCTGGTCTTGTTATCTTGAATGAAGAAACTTCAAATAAAGTAGATCCGATACCGACGCTTGTGGATGCTGCTCCAACCTCTAGAGACATAAGTAAACCAGTACCAGTATCAGTGGTTGCACCAATACCCAATCTTGATACGCCAACTACTTCAAGATTTTCATAAGATGGTTCTGAAACGTGTATTTGTGGATTCGTGTATCCTGTGCCACCCGACCCAACAGTGAATGCCAGTGTGCCACCAGCTCCTACCGTTGCTGTAATAGAAGCAACATCACCAACGTGTCCAGATTCAAATACGCTAACACCAATAGAAACAATTCCATTATATCCAGACCCAACAATATCAGTAGTTCCAAGTCCAACTGATACAATAGATCCTCCAGCACCAACAACAGCAGTCACCGCTGCTCCTACAAGAGGAGCAAATCCAAGACCAGACGTTGAACCAAGAGAAACAATAATTCCACCTCTGGGAAGTTGATTGGCATTTACATCGTAATCAGATAATACCAAATCTCCACTATTGTCAGTTATTCCAGTAAATACAATACTTGTTATACCAACACTTTCACTGAAGTCATAGTTATTACCAAGGTTGTTTGACGTAGTTGGAGTTTGGAAAATATCATTTATGAAGACAACACCACTTCCAGTTTCAATACCAGTTGTATTTGCACCACCAACACTCATCGTATAAGTAGCGCCAATTCCGGTGAAGTTTTTAGAAATGTTATCGTAAATTTTATTAGTTGTATAATCATTTCTGAGATAAACTCTTCCACCAAAGGATGCCTTTGGATATGGAAGATTGCTGGAGTCTAAGTTTTCGCCACTATTTCCTCTTGGAGGATCTGTGAAGTGAATGTTGCTTCCAACGATATTAAATGCTCCAACATAAACATCCGCATCTCTTCCATCATTATGAGTTGAAGCTGATGTACCAACAAATCCCCTAACACCCTTAACAAGATTAAATGTGCCAATACCTGTAATAGGTCCACTATTTGTAGTTCCTACACCTACAGCAGCAACCTTCACATATTCATCTTCAATCTTAAGAATATCTCCTGGTAAGATGGATGAGATACCAGACAATGCAATATAATTTGTTGCAATACCAATCGATCCACCATTATTTTCTAATGTTTCAGTAATCAGTGAATATGCAATTGGACTTTGGACAACACCATTGATTGAAATGATGCTCTTCTCCATCTTCTTAAACATTTCAAGAGTATGAGCATTTCCATCACCAGTAGAACTGAAAGTAATAGCAGTACCAGCACTAGCATTTGATTTACTAGTTGCTAATCTAAATTGAGTGGAATTTAATCTAATTGCAAAGACTGTAGTTCCTATTCCGACACTAGTGTTAGAATCAACAATAGGATTTACGGTAACTCCATCAAAGGATGATGCTGCATTATATGTAAGTCTTTCTCCAGTCTTGAAGAAGTGGTCTGCTATCGTAAATGTGCCAGTGCCAGGGTTTAAAATATTGGTGTCAGATGGATTAAATGTCTTCTGGAAGATTGGGACTTTATTATGCTTCAGGGTAAATTCAGTCTTATTGACACGGTTTCCATTGATTGAATCATATCCAGAAACAACTAGAGATTCTCTAACACTACCATAAGATAAGTCTAATGGGACGTTATCCAAATCACTTTCGGTTTGAATAAATTCACTGAATGCTTGAATGGATATTACGTCAGTAATACCAGAATCTGGATGGAAGTTTAATACTAGATTTGATCCATCAAACTTAGACCCAAAAGTGCCAATTCCAACATCATTCGCTACAGAAAGGAATGGATATTGTAAAGTGTAGGTATCAGTATCATCATGTACTACCAATACTTGGTGTAAAGCAGAGGTGTTACCATATCCAACTTTAATCAAGGATTTGATGGAGGTAACATCAGATTTCGCTACACTGAAGATGGTGGAGATGCCAGAAGCATTGATAAAATCACTGTGCAGTCTAACAGTTGTCTCACTTCCTCCTGGTTGACCATTACTCAGGAATCTGTATGTGCCAATACCAGCAGCAGTTGTGCCAAAACCAACGACTTTAGAGCGAACTAATACCGAATTAGAATCAGTATTTTCGAAGTCAATTGATATTACTCCAGAATCTATAGATGAAGTGAAAGTTCCTATAAATCTTGTTGACGCTTCACGTGAAACATTGTTATCCAAATAGTATTCTGAAACAAACGTATCTGTGCCATTGTGGTCAACAAACAATTCAACATAGTTGACTTCATTGGTAGTCAAGTTTTCTACTTCAGCATTAACAAAGAATGCCTCAGAAGAATTTGTTGTAGCACTGATAAGTGTTGACGTGTTGCCAGCACCAACAGATATATTAGATCCAGTAAGATTTACAAATCCTACAGTTGCTGTACCTATTCCAGCAATATTCGAAGCAAAGTTATTTCTTAAAATCTTAATGTCATAATCTGAACTAAATTGCTCAGTTGGAGTAAATCTCAGAGTTAATGCACCAAATTCTGAAATGTTTCCAGAAATTTCTGCAACCTTATCTGAAGTATTGAAAAGATTTCCCCTTTCAAAAGTTATAATGTCTCCACTTATCGAAGAAAGTGTAAATATCTCACTCAGTTGTCTCTCTGTGCTATCTGGATTGATTACTTGAATGAGGAATCTACTCAATCCATCATTGATATTATAATTCAAAATGTCAACATAAAGGTCAGCATCACCTTCGTTAGAGAATTGTGAGTTTATATTGTCTATGGGAAGAACTCTATTACTCAAGCACTTAATATAATCTGTAAGTTTCTTATTTTGAAGTTTAAGGAACTTAGACCTCGTTTGTTGACCAAAAGATAATGTGTCTATATCAATCGCTAAATCGAAGTCATTGATAGTGTCAACTCTTTCTTCCGAAACTACATCAACAAGTGCAAATGTAGTTGAGGATGATGTTGAGGCTGCTCCAGCATTGACAGATCTTACTATTTCAGTATCTGCAAAGTTTTTGAGTCCGGAAGTGTGGAGAAGGCGATTGACTGGATTAACAAGATCTTCATACTCAATAGGACTCTTAATTGTATATGAAAGATTTTGGAAATAATCATTATCTGGTATTACCTGATAGTCTTGATTAAGTTTTCCAGTATCATCTGCCCAACCAAGATTTTTCTTTGTAGAATAATCTACCTTGAAAATTGCCTTGTTTTCTACAATAGATTTTATAGTTGCCTGAGATCCAGAATATTTTCCAACGATAACTTCATCTTCACTTAAAGTGTATGTGCCATAGACCTTTATGGAGTCCTCTAAAATTTCAGTTACTACCAAATCTCTATCAACATAACTAGATCCATCAAGAGTGAGAATAGGTTCGTTGATAATAAAATCTGCCGAAGTCTGAATTAATTCAAATACAGGATAATCTGTTTGTTTTATGATAGAAGCATAAAGACCTTGGTCAGTTACAGCTACTCCAGGATTAGATGTGTAGTCGGAAATATCAAACTCAACTTGTGCTGGGTTTGAATTTGTAAATGAAGTTACAGTGAAGAAATTGTAATCATGATCTGTAGAGTTGTGACCATCTCCAGATGTTCCATACTTTCTGATATTTTCAACGAATACTCTTTCGCCAACAGTAAACGGTGATGTTGAGAAACCTAGAATTGGGGTGGCAATAATACAGGTTACAATACCTGAGGATGATGTGAAACAACTTCTGATTCCAATACCATTACTATTGTTTACTGCATATAGTTTGTTATTTACTTGTGCGAGACCCTTGGGAGATTCGACAATATCTATAGAGAATATAGCAGAGCCTTGAATGCTAGCATTCAAAACTCCACTAGAGTATGGAGTTCCAGTTTCAGGATTAACAATAACCAAATCTGGAGCAGAAACATAATTTCTTCCCCCACTTATAATAGAGATATCTGTGATAACATCTCTATCAATAACGTTGATAGTTGGAGAAATATAAGCTTCTGGATTAAGAGTTTTATCTGCAGAGAAATCAAATCCTGCATCATCAACTGAAACCTCTTTAATTCTTCCAATAGTTGTTGATGTTGGGATAATATCTGCACCAACCCCATCGGTAGAAACAATAGAACTAAACTTAGGAAGTTTCTTATAGTTACTACCACCAGAAACTATTCTCAATGATTTTACTCCACCCTTAGCGGTAGTTGAAGATGTTGAATATTCTAATGTCTCAGTATTATTCTGGTTGTAAGATAAGAAATCTGGCAATTCATTCAAAGAGATATTGAATGTTGTGGTACCAACCCCAAATACATCATATCTTCCCTTGTATGGACTATCTACAAATAATATCTGAGAGTAATTCTTAACAGAATTATCTGCTGTAGTGATGTATCCAGTCTTTTCTAATGAATAGTAAACAATAGTTGGTAATTCTTCACTATAGTCTAAGGTGACAGTAGCGTTTGTAGAGACACCAACTGTTCCAAAACCAATAACGCTGAAAGTATTTGTTGACCCAGTTGAAACTAATCTATTGTTGAATTCTTTATCAACGTATAAGTTGAAATCATATCCATTCAATGATGTATCTGATAAATCAAATACAAGATTATTATTTCTAACTACTTCAATTCTTGGATTGATTGATGATAATTCTTGACCAGATCCACCTGTAGATCCAAAACTTACTATAGATGGTGGTGAAGATACTGCATCATAATGTGTGGAAGAAAGATTTAAAGTATTGTCATCAATTCTATAGACATAATAAGCACCAGTTGTAAGACCAGATATCAAAGTATTTGTCGAATTGTAGAATACTTTATCTCCTGTTTCAAATCCGTGTGAGGAAATAGTCAATTGATTGTTAGATGTATTAACACCAACAGAAGTAAAACCTATAGGATTGATAAGGAGTTTATTATGGGCAGAGTTATACTTAACAACTGTAGGTGTAGTTGTAGCAATACCAACTGATTGATTCGGTTTTACTTCAAGGGTTATTTGGTCACCATTAGACAAAAGGTGTGAAGTAGACAGTGAGACTGTGGTTATGACCTTACTTGCAGTCGCTGTTAATTGGTCATAGTTACTTTCTAATGAATACTTGTAGTCATTCTCATCACCATTTTCTGTGAATCCTCTGAAGAATAATCCATTAGTGCTGGTTGTCAATCCAACCTCAGTTGTAAGACCAATATAGTCTTTAGATTTGTTGATTACATAGAGTGTTTGTGTATCACCGCTGGTAGGAATATTATACTCTGTGCTACTTTCAGTATTTGAAACTGATACTGAATTGGACCCACTAACTCTAGCAAGAGTTACCCTTTGAGCATTTTTAAATGGGTGATTTGGTAAGTAGATGCTTTGAGTAGGTACTGAAATGGTGGTTGTTAAATCTCCAATTTCATATGATGTGGATACTGCAATTCCTGCAGTAGATCCAATACCAACAGATTGTGTTGGATGGAAATATACCTTATCATCAAGTTTAGAGTCAAAATATTCAATGTTAGCATTTATACTAACCTTACCATCAAGTACTGTAATTTCTGTCGATGCCGTATGAGCAGTTCCAGTTACCCCTCTCGATGCTCTTACAACTTTATTAGAGGGGAAGATATTCAAAACTGAGAGTTTCTCTGTGCCAATGGCGACTGTGGATCCCACAGACAAACTTACTGGTATTCTAGAAACATAAATGTCAGTTACTACACCAGAAGTAGCGTTTGAAGGAATCTGCTTAATAAGTGTAGTGGTTTCCGAAGAAACGCCAACTAAGTGAGATTTGGTTAAACCACTAACAAATGTAGATAAACCAGATATAACAACGCGGTCTCCATCAGCAATACCGTGGAGTTTATTATCAAAGTGCAGTGAAATTTTATTATTATTTTCCCAAATAATTTTGGTGGATTGATAAGAATCTACAGATGTATTAATTTCAGTTATTCTCTTTCCAGTAACACTCTTAACATCAGCACTTATTCCACCACCATTAGTATCTGTGCTATCAAATGTAGCAACATCACCAACCATATATCCATCACCAGTTTCATTAACTAATAAACCAGTGACAGAACCTTTTGTTATTGATTCAATTACGGCATTTTGAATAAGAGTTTCATTAGCTTCACTAATAAAATCATTATCTGCATATCTGTCTGCCACCTTGTATGGGAAGGTGTTTCTGACTAGGTTGGAACTATTAAAATCAAAACCTTGATTTAGAGATTGCTCTAGTGGAAGAGATTTGTAAGAATTGCCAATGAAATATGGGAAAGTTGGCGCTAATGTTGATGTGTTTATACCTGCGTGATATGCATAAACTCCATTTGGAAATTCTGGAGTTTTTTCATATCTTCCATTGTATTCATCCAAGTCTCCAGAATTTTTATAAGTATAGTCCTCAACAAAAAATCCTGAGGTAAATGATGATGGTCTATCAACAACAGTTGATGTTGATAATTCATATCCAGATAAAAGAATTTTTAAAGATGAATTACTATCATCGGGGTCACTATATGCATAGGGACCGTAGATTGGATTGCCATCAAACGCCCATCCAATAATAGGAGAATGTTGCGATCCAGTATCGCTATAAACACTATTTCCTATTGAAGTTGAATATCCAATAAATCCATACTCCAAACCTTCATCGTTATCTGGATTTTTTATAACAATTTCATTATCAAACTTAGAAAGTTTGTTAACTGTAAGATCTCTTACTGATGCCTCAATATATGCATTCTTACCATTTGGTGTTACTGTGATTGTAGTGTCACTTCCATATCCGATTCCGCCGTTGATTACAACTACACTGCTAATCTTTCCATCATTACTTACAACTGCCCTTAACCTAGCACCAACCCCAGAAGTTGAATTTACAGATAACAGAGGTGCTGAGCTGTAGTCTTGTCCAGAATTAGAAACTATAACGTTAGATATTCTTCCCGAGGAAATGACAGGTGTTAATTCGGCATCCTTTCCGATTTTTATAGTCGTTCTTGGTCTCTTATGGAAGTTTAAAATTTCTGTGCCGTATCCAGTACCATTTTCATAAAGGTATACATTATCAATACCACCCCTAATAATAGGGGTAGCGGTTATATTGCCAGTACCACTTCTAATCTCAGCATTAATTGTTAATTCAATATCTGGATAAGAGAATATTTGGTAACCAGATCCTGTAGTCTGAAGATTGACATAATCTCTCTTTTCATAGTTGGTAGTAATAGTGCCACCAATACCAGCATTAGCGAGTCTAAACCTATCGTTATCCTCTTTTAAGACATAATACCTAGAAGTAGTTGAGAGACCCGTTACAGGCGTTCCTGAGGTGCTATACGTTACTATTTCACCATCAGAGAACCCGTGATCTTTGAATGTAATTGTATCTTCAACAATACTTACTCCTGAAGTCTTCACATAGAGTTTTTTATTTGTATATCCACTACCACTATCAAGGACCTTAATGCTTGTAAGAGTTTTTCTTGGCTCAAAAGATTTAAACTTGTGAGTGCCTTGGGAAGTGGCTGTCGTAAATCCTACGGTATTAATACCGCTAACATAATCTCCCTTTGACTGATAAAGTCTAATAGTAGTGGAGTTATCGACACCTGCATAATAAACAGATCCACTAACGAGTGTTTGTCCTGTTATTGCATTGCTTCCACCAAACGTCCCTATACCAATGGCAGTGTTTCCATTCCGATTGTAAACAATACTATCGCCATCAACCAAATTGTGAGCTGATGAAAATGCAATTACATCAGTTGTGAAATTAATAGATCCTCCAACAGTAGAAGAACTTCCATTGAATTCAATTTCACGATATCTTGTTTCAACAATTGGTTTTAATATGGCACCATTTCCATTTCCACCCTCAATAGTTACGGAGATAACTTTGTTTACATCAAATTCTTGTGGGTCAACCAGTACATCTTCGACTATACCAGAAACAACTGCTCTTGCTAAGGCGGTTGTGCCAGTTCCAGGTGAAGAGATTTCTATAGTAGGAGGATTTAATACATCATATTCCTTTCCACTATTATAAACCTGAAGTTTTGAAACAGGTCCATAGTATATCTTATCTTCAGACTTGTAATTTAAAATTTCTACACCATTGGCAAGTAATCCAGTTGACCCAGGTCTTGTCAGAGATTTATTACCAGTCTTAATATTTTTAGCAGATGGAAACTTCTTGAAAAGTTTTTGTGGATATATTTTCTCAGTCTCTTGGTCAACTAAAACAAAAGTATGAGATCCACTAGCACTAACAGATGTAAATTCAACTGGTGTATCAATTTCAATTAAAGATCTTGAAAGATAGAGTTTTATCTTGTTGTTTGGTGAAAGTACTTTGACATAGTAAACACCTTCTGGCATACCAGAAAGAGCAGTGCCTGAGGCAGAGTATAATACCTTATCTCCAGTGATAAATGGCACACTGGAAGAGAATGAAAGAGTATTGTATTTTTCTGTAGAAGAATTAAAACCTTGCAATGCAGTGCCGCTTGCTGAAGACAACTCTGCTTTTTTAATATTTTTGGTTATACTATAAGATGGAAGTGAGTTTGATGCAACATAATAGTAATCATCATCTTCAACATAAACATTCTGAACATCTGTTGTTAAGATATTATTACCATAAAGTAATGGTGTGCCAGAGCTAGAGGCAGTCTTTAACTTTCTTCTAATTGTATAATCGAGCGAAGAATCCTCAGTAAAACCAGAAAGATTATCTAAAGTGATTACATTGCCAGATATTGTGGCAACGGTAGCGTTTGAATGGGCAACAGTTTCAGTATTTCCTTGGAGAATGTCTACAGTATCTCCAATCTTTAGACTTGACCTATCAATGTCAGACCTTAATTCGAAAGTAGATCCATTAATATCAAGTACTTGATATCTTGAACTGGTGTTGTAAATCCAAGAGTTTGCAAAGATTTGTTTGTATGTCTTATTTGACTCTGGATTTTCAATCTTTTCTCCAACATTTTTAACATATACTCTTTGTCCTTCCGTTGAAAGAAGAACGTCACTCTTTTGCTCAAAGTCTGAGATTACTCCAGTAATTCTAATCTCAACTTTCTTTGTAGTATCTCCTCCTTCATAACCAATGAAGGTCTCATTGATTCTAACTTCATCTGCTGTAGATATTGCTTCATCAATACCACTACATCCAAGGAATTGGTTTACACTCTTATCGGTATAAGTAATGGTATTATCACCAGAAATCAGAGTGCCAGAGGCGGCAAATCCAATGGTAGAATCGACGGTGATTGCCGATGCTCCAATAGAAACAGGATTGATAACCTTTGTCTTTGGTTGAATGGCAAACGTGCCTTCAATTAAATCTTTTTCATCATAACCAATGAAGAGATTTAACTTATAGTAAGTGGAGATACCAGATCTTGTAAAGATTTCTACTTCAGATACTGATGCCTGAGTCTCCTCATCAGAAGATTTCTTAATTGTCTGACCAATCAGTTTATTGGGATCGCCAGAAATTCTTTCAGCAACAACAACTTCTCTTCTAAGATATTCTGAGGTTGATGGTTTGAGAAGATAGTCCTCAAGGTCAACAACTTTTGGAGTTACACCAAAGATAACATTGAAGAGAATTCGATATGACTCTTCCGTACCCTTTGATTGATAGAGAGTTCTTGCTTCTTTGATAAAGTTATTTACATCCAAGTTCGATGTAAAGGCAACATTTTCAAGACCAGGAGTAAATGAATACTTAAGTTTCTTGTAAAACTCTTTCAGAAACTCAACGCTTAGGTTTTTAACAGCAGTGCCAGAAGTGTGTGCTGCCTGCTTTGAGGTGCTGAATATCAACTCTTCAGCATTGAGTTGGGTTCTATACGATGTGATGCCACTGAAACCCCTTACACAACCCGTAAACGAGTTTGTAGTGATGCCTGTGTAAGTGAAAATTTCATTGTCGATCTTAAACAGACCATATTCGGCAGGAAATCCTTTTGTGGATGCTACCTGTACAGTATCGGTTGTTGAAGAAATACCCGTAGAAAGAGTTGTTTCTCCAGAAATAACTTCAGGAGAAAGATTGTCTAACTTCAGATATTGATCAAGATTATTGGCAAGGTCAATTGAACCTCCCTGATATTCTTGAGATATGTAATATTGCTTTAAAAAATCTACAGCCTTTGGGCTTTCGGAACGTAGAAACTCTGGTAACTGGTTCTCAATAACTTGCTGAACTTTTACCCTCGTCTCAAATCCAGTTTTTATCATCTTATACCCTCTTTAGTTCTCCGTTTAAGTAACTAGAAGTAACTTTATATCCGACGCCAGAAATCTGTTCGCCAGAACTAATCGTATCCTTAACCATATTTATGGTGCTATCGGCAACAGAAAAGCTTAGATATAGGTCTTTCAGACCAATCACATCATTGGATTCTGGGAATGCCTGAATCTCAATGATATTGTTTGCTATTGCTGTAGATGTGATATTCAAAGTATTGATGATAATCTCACCTTTTTCATAATCAACAGTGCCTGCTGACTTAACTTCCACAATTTTTTTACCTGTAACCAAGTCTTCCTTGACTACAGAGATAACTCCCATATTGCCAGTCGCATTGGGCACGTCAGTGAGGTAGAATGTACCTGTTCTTGAGGCAAGAGTGAATCCAGTGCTCTTAATGTTGAATCCTTCAGGATTCTTATGGAACTTATTACCAAAGCATAACTCATACTGAGCAGACTGATTGATGAGTGCTTTCAGATTTCTTCTGATACGAACTCTTGTAATGTTTGATGTAATGGCATTATCTACATTATCAATAGTCTGACAAAGTTTACTATACTTAAATCTTCCACCAAACTTATTGATTGTGGAAGTTGAGAATGTATTCAGTGTACTAACAATATCACTCTTCAGGTCATTAACATTAGATACCTGTGAATTGTTATAGTAAACAGCAGAGTCAATCTCAACGTAAAGAACCTTAAGGTCAATAATCTGTTGGTTGATTCCAGACAAAGAATAGTTTTTCAGTTTTGTGAGGATATTGCGCTTATCAAAGTCGGAAACATAGTCACCATTCTTAGGTTTGATACTAATGACTACATTACCAAACTGTGGTGGATCCAACTCTTCACCACCAACAACCGACACAGACTCGGTATTTGGATAGATTGATTGGATAATTGCCTCATAATCACGAGCAGTTACTGCTCTATACTGTGAGGAATAGAGTCTTGGAGCAAAATACTTGATAGAATCAATGCTTTCAATGTCTCCACCGTTAGAAGAAGCATTAATTGTAGTCAATGTTACACCTGTTGGTGCAACAACGTTGTTTAAAGAGTCAATTACACGTCCTGAGAAGTCAAAACTAGAAGCACCATTGCCATCAGTGCCATCAGTAACGATATAAGAGACTGTAATAACTGAATTATTGTCTAATTTCTTGCCAAAATACCCATCACCAAACAATAATTCGTATTTTTCGTCCTGAACTTCCTGAATCAGGTATGTTTCAGAGGTTGAAACAACGTTTAAGATGTTGTCAACGAGTGAATATTGCCTTCCTTCACCAGTTTCACCAGAACCCTTGACTTTTGCAATGATGGTTGAGGTATCAATGAAGGAATTATTCAAAATAAATCTCTGATCCAGAGATCCATTGACTGTAAAGACGTTTTTCAGGAAAGTTCCTTGATAGATTTCAACGTCTGAGAATGTTGCTACTCCAGATTTGACTGTTGTTGTGATACTTTCTGGAATTGAGAAGATATAACTTGTATTACTAACGCTTCCTACGCATACTAGACCCTCCACTAAGGTCAATGTAGGAGTATCTACGTCCGTTTGTACTGTTATCGTTACAGTTGCCTTAGAGGCGCTTCTAGAGCGTGGTACATAACCAATATTTCTTGCTAAAGAGACGACATTTTCCCTCAATGTTGCTGAATCCAAGAAGGATTCATTGACAATCATATTGGAATTGAATGCCGTAATGTAAGTATTATAGGCAAGAGTGTCAATAAGGACAGAAAAATTAGATCCTTCAAAGTCAAAGTCCGTAAAATTGGAATTTGCTCGAAGATAATCCTTTATCTGCGTCCTTATCTGGTCAAAATCTAGGTTTGTAAACTTAGTAAAAGGCATATTACCTTGTTGCCTCTAGTATAAATGTAAATTCTTGAGTCGGAAAGTCTTGACCGATGATATCAAAGATAATATTACATTCAAAAGTGTTGGTATCAGGTTGTGGATTGACCTGAACTTCAACATTTGCCACTCTTGGCTCAAAATTTTCAATTGTTGTGAAAATTTGGTCCTCAATTACGCCCGCAGTACCATAATCAACGAAGTCAAACAGACTTGAGCGCACATCTGACCCAAGAAGAGGTTGAAAAAACCTCTCCGTGGGGATGGTTTCTACCAAATTTCTTACAGAACGCACGATTGCATTCTGATTTTTTAAGATTGGAAGGTCTTTTGTCACCGGATGAGGGTCAAATGACAAACTAATGTCTTTAAATGCTCTTGATATCCGCGTAACTGCCATTGGTCAGAGAGTTTTCTTGGGATTATTTATACTTACGACCAAGGATTTCCATAATTTGGCTCTGTGCCATACTCCCAATCATCATAATCTTCATCATTTCTGATTTTTTCGTGAAGTTGCGACTGTTTCTTCAGGTCGTGAGACTTCTCATAGTCCATAATCTCTTGAAGAAACTCTTTCTTCTCCTCATTCACATTGATTTTTTGCATTGAACCATAGTCTGAGACGAGACGATTCGTGCCCCACATCTCTCTCATATAGTCTTTGTTTCTATCGACAGGTGAATTACCCATTTTAGCTCCTGTTTTATACAAAACAGAACTTTTAGAGGGGTTGCTATCCCTTACACCGTATTTATTTTCATTAAAAAGAGGGGTCATTCCCCTCCTAATATCAACCTCTACCTTGACCGCGATACTTCTTCTTAGCCTTATTGCGAGAAGACGCTGCATACTTCGTATTCATACCCCTACCCTGACGAGTTTTCTTGGGTGCGCCCTCCACATAACCGCCACCTTTACGCATAGCCATAATCAATCCTCCGTGATAATTTCAGTGTATAAGTCTTCAGGACTTGGAGAGCCTGTCTGATAAAACTCTATCGACAGGTCCTCCATAATATCGAAATATTCATCCTGTGTCAAGTGTGTGTAAATCTTACGCCCATTACGGTATACATTGTAAGATTCCGTTTTCATCTCAAATAATCCTTGTCTTTTCGTGACCAACTCTGATACGAGGATCGCACCAGATTTCAAATCCTGCGTCCTTTGCATCCAAACAGAAACTTACATCTTCTCCGCACATATCCTGAACCTCTCCAGATTCAAAGACCTGCATCTTAGGAGCAAACCAAGGATACTTCATCTCAGAATTCTCAAAGACACCATTCTTGATAATCAACCATCCAAAACCAACATAATCACAAGTAAAAGGTTTCTTACGACGTGACATCGTTTCCAGTGTCTCGTGATTCATTACACCACCATTATTACGGAAGTCATCTTCTTCCATCCAGTGTGCAACAGAAGTCGTCTGACCATCCTCAGTGCAATACCATCCAGAAGAAATATCCTGATCCAATAAAATCAACTGATAAAACTTCTCAGTATTAAAGACAATATCACTATCAATCCACAACTGATAATCATACTTCAGTTTGCCGTCCCAAGGAATTTGGTCAGGTCCTCTGAGTACATTTGCACCTAAACACTTACAACGTGCAAAGTTTACCATCGATGAATAGTCTTGACTAATCTGTATACTTCCCCCTGCCTGCACAATGTCAAAACACAATTGCACAAAGTTTTTGAGAAATGTATAAGACACTCCGCGCCCTGGGAGACAGAAGACGATAGTCTTACCACGAATCATCTCACGGGCTTTGTTATAGTCCCACTCTTCGCTGTTTGTTGTTGGTGTGGGTGCCTTTGCTTTTACAGTAAATCCTTTAGCCATAAGAAAGTAACGTTACTTCAGTATCATACAGTAATTTATAGAGGAAGTCAATCCTTATTCTTTGACCTCAGTAATAACAATACAGTCTCCCTCGACTTCCATATTCACTACAGTGCCCTCATACCACCCAAAGTCGCTCAGTATCCACTCAGGAATATTCACATAATACTCCCCCGTTATTGGATCGACCTCTACAGTCGTAAAATTTTTGTCCGGATTTTTTTGCATTGAAGGTTTTTGTGTTTCCATTTTTGTTTTATATAGAAAACCTGTGAGTTATGTTATGAGTCTTATAGAGACCTTGTGAGCGTAACACTTTATAGCTTAGGGGGACCCATGGTTTTATGAACCGCCTAACGCCCGCTAAGTATAAAGAATTAACGCGCCGCTAACTGTCAAATAACGCACACACAGTAAGGTATAATTAAGGGGGCAACACTGCCCCCTCTCACTTACACTCAACC